CTTAACCGCAACTAATAGTGCTCAGATTAGTGTGATAGGACAACTAGTAGTAGCAGCCACTGACACTGCATTAACTGGAGCCTATGCAGGTATGCGTGTGCAATTGACTGCTGGTACAGGTGTAGGACAATATGCAAATATTTTAACATTTACTAACGGTAACAAAGTTGCTACAATTGTGAAAGATAGCTTTGCACCATTAATTATTACCGCTGCCGCAACAACAAATAATTTGTTTACAGTTGCTAGCACAGCAGGTATGTATACAGGTATGCCAGTGTATGTCTATACTGCATTCAGCTCATTGCTATCGGTGCAGACTTTGTATTATGTAAATTCTGCCAACTTTAGTGCAACGCAATTCCAGTTGAGTCTAACATCAGGCGGTGCTGGCTCAGCAGTTAATATTGGTAGTAACGTGGCAGCGGTCACAGTTACCGTTACAGCAACAGCCGTTATAAACAACTTGATAACAGCCACTAATACACTAACAGCTGGGCAAGCAATAACTTTCAACAGTAGTTTTAACGGTATTGATTCTGGTACAACATATTTTGTACTAGCAACAAACCTGACAACCAGTTCATTTGCTGTCGCAAGAGATCCATGGACCAATGTGGCAGTGACTATCACAGCAACTGGCAGTGCTACATCTACAGGTACTGTTGGGTCAGCAATGTATGCCGCTGGATGGGACCACGTATTGCCAGGTGTTGCAATCAATAATGGACCAGACTTGACCACTGGATATGTTATTGAACCGCGCATCAGCTACACTGCCCCGGGGTATCTGGCAACTGCTAGAACACTCAACAACGCTGTAACAGGTGGCGCAGTGGCGTTTGGCAATGGGCGTTATATCACCGTAGGTACGGGTACAACTACCAACGTGTCAACAGATGGAAAAACTTTTGCAAATGGCGGAACACTCACAAGCGCAACTTGGAACGGAGTTGTATATGGTGGTGGTGCTGGTGCTACAGCCACAGCAGTGATTGGCGGACTTGGCGGAACGGGTGCTGTATTAACCGCAGTGGTTGGTACTGGTGCTTATGCTACACAAATTGTAAGTATAACTATTGTTAGTGGCGGATATAATTATCTTACACCTCCGAGCATTGTTATTGTCGGTGGTGGTGGAAGCGGTGCTACAGCCATATGTACTGTGTTGAATGGTGCTATTCAAACAGTGACTTTGAGTGTTAATGGTTCTGGTTATTCTAGCGCACCAACTGTGACTGCTAATACTTCAATTTTGGCAAGTATCACTGCCAATCAATACGGTCGTAATTATTTTAGTAGTCCACAAATCACAGTAAGTCAGCCACAAGGATTAAGCCCAACGGCATATCCGCAAAGTGCTTCGGCAACACAGGGGACATACTATCAAACAGCAGCCGGAAGAATTTATCTATGTATAACAGCTGGTACGACAAGTGCTACAATTCCATCATTTGATTATACAACTACGTCTGGTTATACAAATATTCAGAACGGTAGTGCGTACTTCACTTACATTGCTACACAAGCTCAAGTGGCATCGCCAACATTGACCAATAACGGTGTAAGTGCATTACCACTAAGCGTTGCAGGATACGGCTATACCAGTACACCAACAGTGACAATAACTGATACCAGTGCAAAGTTTGTAGCAATAAGCAACAGTGCAAGCACAAGTACAAATACCAGTTACAGTTCAAACAACGGTACCAGTTGGACCAACACCACAACCACTGTATTGAACTTGCGTTCACTAGCATATGGCAACGGTGTATATGTGGCAGTGGGCGGCGCAAGCGGTACAGCTACCGCAGTATCTACTTCAGATATTGTGAGCGGCTGGACCAATCGCTCATCAAACATCACAGCTCTAGTGTCTGGCTATTATTCAGCAGTTACATACGGCGGATCATACTTTGTAGCTGTTCAAAACGGTGCATTGATAACCAGTGTTACGCAAAATGCCAATACATGGACTCAGGGTGCCAACTTACCGTCAGGATTTACAGATGCAGTAAGTATTGCTTATGGTAATAATCGATATGTGGTACTGGGAACAAGTGGCAAGATTGCCTACAGTATCAACAACGGCGGAACACAATCTGTTGCAGGTTGGACCACGGCACCATCATGTACTGGCACAACCACAAGTGTGTTGTCATCCACATATACTTGGACAGCAATCACATACGGTCAAGGTCAGTTTGTTGCAGTGGCACAAGGTACTGTGGCAGCAACCAGCTGGGACGGTATCAACTGGTATAGAACAACATTGCCAACCAGCACAAACTGGGGCAGTATAGCATTTGGCAACCCAATCAGTGCTACATTAGGAGCTCAACCATTGTTTGTTGCAGTGACCACACAAGGTACCACAGCGGCCGCCAGCATTAGAACTGGAACTCAACCACTGGGACGCATGAAGGCGGCCAGCGGAGTGATTACAGAAATACGTATGGTTGAACCAGGTAGCGGATTTGCCAAAGGCAACGTTAGTTCAACAGTTGCACAAACTACTGTGACAGTCAACTCTAGTAGCGGTACTACAATCACATTGAGTGCAAGCGCCACACTAACAGTTGGAGCACCAATTACATTTGCCAGTGCAGTTGGATCTATATCAGCCAGTCCTGTAGTTTATTATGTACAAGCAAGTTCAGGTACAAGTTTATCGGTAGCTACAACACCAACAGGCAGTGCGGCAACTGCGGGAACAACTTCGGCATTGACTGTAGTTGCAACTGTACAACCAGTGTTGGTTGTAGATGATACTACCAACATGCCAACCAGTATTGCCAACAATTATCCAGTTGAATTTAGTGTAGCCAGCGGTACATTGACAACCAACACCACTTATTATGTGATTGGTTCAAGTGTGGGAGCATCTACATTCCAAGTTACTGCTACATCAGGCAGTACAACACCGGTTGCACTGACATCAACTACACCAACTGGTATGATTTACACTGTGGGACCATTGGTTCAACAGTTTGATACCAACAGAGTTAAAACTGCGGCAACTCGTGTGCGTACTGGAAATGGTATTTTAGGCAATCCAAGTATTACCAACAAAGGTGCAGGCAACGCTACAGGAACTGTATCTACACTTGGTGATGGATATTCCGACTTGTTCCAAAACAGTGCATATATCAACGTGGCTGGATTGTACAGTATGCCAAGTCCAGGTGCAAACGTTCAGTTTGGTACTACATATACTGGTGTTCCTTGGACTGCAAACACAGTGGTTAGAACTGGTGTACAGTTAATTGCAACCAACTCAGTTGTAGTTGGCAGTACAACAACTTATTACTACAATGTATATACTGTTTCTAACGGTGGTACTACAGGATCAACTGCTCCGACAAGCACTGGTTCAAGTGTAAGTGATGGTACAGCAACACTAAGCTATGTGGGACAAAATCCAAACACTTGGTACAAATTAGTTACTATCAGCAATCAATTGGGAATTGCTGGCAATTACACAGCCACATTCCAAGTGAATCCTGCACTGACCACTGCTACAGCAGGTGTACACAACACTACAATCACTACAAGATTGAAATACAGTCAAGTACGCTTGACTGGACATGATTTCTTGTACATTGGTACTGGAAATCAAACACAGACCAACTACCCATATGTCAATGCGGCCAACGCGATACAGGCAAATCAACAGTATCCTGTAGCTGGCGGACGTGTGTTCTTTACGTCAACTGACCAAGACGGTAACTTTAACGTGGGTAACTTGTTTGGAGTTCAACAGTCAACTGGTACTGCTACATTGAATGCCAGTGCGTTTAACTTGGCTGGTTTGCAGAGTTTGACATTGGGTGCTATTAACTTGGGGGTTGGATCAGCTACTATTACACAATTTAGTACAGATCCATACTTTACAGCCAATAGCGATAATATTGTTCCAACACAGAAAGCAATTAAAAGCTATATTACAGCTCAAATTGGTGGCGGATCAAGCAGTTTGAACGTAAATACACTGACAGCTGGACAGGTATATATTGCAAACAACTCTATAGGATTGGCAGCAACAGTTACTGGTACAACAACAATTAACGTTACAAGTAAAATGAACTTTACAGGCGGAATAGACGGAGCACCAGTGGCTTTGATATTCTTTGGACAGAAATAAAATTTTGGAGAAATTAAAATGGCAACAGGAAGATTAGGAACTTTTGCACTGGCAGCTACTACTCTAACTACAGTGTATACTGTACCGAGTAATAACTACGCAGTGTTTAACGTTTCATTTACAAATACAAACTCTACATCAGTGACTATTCGATTGGCAATAGCAACATTGGCTACACCTGCGACCAGTGAATATATCGAGTACGATACAACAATCATCCCCAAGGGTGTTTTTGAACGCAGTGGGCTAGTGGCCAACGGAAACTTATTAATAGTTGCATATTCCAGCGCCTCTGGTGTAAACGCAAACGTTTACGGCATTGAAACATCTACAGTATAAGTGAGATATTATGGCACGTTATAACACCGTTAATCCGACATCTGTTTCAAGCGGGGCCGTTACTGTTGGAGCTCCAACCCAAGGTTTAGTTACCACTTTGACAGGGTCATCGGGTTACACTGTAACGTTGTCTGCACCAAACTTATTTTCTGGTATATCACAACTATTTTACAATGCCACTGGCGGCAACGTAACAATTGCTTCACCAACTGGCAACATCAAAGGTCCTGGTTTTACAGCAGCCACCACACAGATTATTCCTGCCAATGCAGTGTATACACTAACATCAGACGGCACTGACTTTATTGTAACCAACAATGAAGGCGGCCCACAGTTATCATCCACTATCAATGCAACTGGATTATTGACAGCGGCAGCCAACGTGTCTATGACTGGCACTTTGATTCAAACCAGTTCCGCTCAAACAATAACCACATCTTATGATTTGGTACACCTAAATTATTTGCAAACTAACTATGGACAGGCTTGGTCAGTAAAAAGTGCAGGTTTTACAGCCACTGCTGGTGGTAGATATTTTATCGATACTGGAGTCACTGCATTTACCATGACTTTACCATCTAGTCCAGCCTCGGGCGACATGGTACATATTATTGACTATGCTGGAACACTCAGTTCCCGTAACTTGACTATTGCTCCCGGTGGTAACAGAATTCAGCGTGTGGCAGATACTATGACAGTATCAACCAACGGTGCCGCATTTGTCCTACTGTACTCAGGCGCAGCCAATCCAGGTTGGTTAGTGGCAACAGGTATTTAATAAGGGAATAACATGGCGTTTGACTATCAAACACTCAAGAACATACGTACTGACGCAGTCATTGACGGTACTGTGGCCACTGCTGACTTGTCTGATAACAGTGTCACAGCCACAACAATTGTTGCTGGCAATATTACTGCGGCAAAACTTGCTAGCGGAGCCATTGACAACACGTCATCAGTGACCACCGGCACTTTGCCTTACAGTAAAGGGGGTACACAATTAACCAGTTTTCCAGGTGCCAATCAAGCAATTTACAGTGACGGCGGCAATTTGAGTTTTACCAATCATGGTATTCAAGGACTCAGTGTGTTCACTGGCGGTGGTACATGGAATAGACCAAGCGGAGTGCGATACATCAGAGTGCAGTGTCAAGCAGGCGCAGGCGGTGGATCAGGACATGGAGAAGGTGGTGGCGCTGGCGGGTACAGTGAACGATTCTTGGATGTAACTGGTATCAGTTCAGTGACTGTCACCATTGGCGGCGGAGGCGGTGGCACATATTATGCCAACGCAGGCGGCGATGGCGGCGCAAGTTCATTTGGACCATACTGCTCTGCATCAGCTGGCCATGGCGCAAATAGACAAAATCAACACTCAGGTGGTGTTAGTGGTGTAGGCTCAGGCGGTGACTTAAACCTACACATGGGTGGCGGCCTAAGCCACCATGCTTATTCAGCACAAAGCTGTGCAGATACATATTTTGGCGGTGGCGCCCCGAGTAGCCACCCACAAGGCGGACATTTTGCACATGTGCATCAAGGCCATACTGCTCCGGGAACTGGTGGTGCAGGCGCACACTTCCACGGACATAGAGGATCAGATGGCAGGCCCGGTATTGTTATTGTTACTAATTACTATTAATAGAGGCATATATGGCATTTGATTATCAAACACTTAAAAATTTAGTTGCATCATCGTTTATTGCAAACACTATTACTGGTTCAGACATTGGTTCACAGCAGGTTACAACAAACAAATTTGTAGGTACAACTCTGACTGCAAACGAATTTGCCACTAGCTCGGTAGATTTGACATCGGGCACAGTTACAGGAGTTACTCCGGTATCCAAGGGCGGTACCAGTCTCAGTGGTGTAGGTTCAGCTTACCAGGTTCTAGCAACCAACAGTGCCAATAACGCATTGAACTTTGTACCGTCGGGCATCTATAGAATGCAGGTATTCACCAGCAACGCCACATGGACTAGAGCCGCCAACGTGCGCTATATTCACATTCAGCTACAAGCTGGCGGCGGCGGAGCGTCGGGTCATGGTGAATCAGGAGCCGCAGGCGGATATACCGAGCGTGTGCTTGAAGTGATGCAAAGCGGTATTAATTCTGTGGGTATTACCATAGGCGGCCAAGGCGGCGGCACATACTATTCAAGTGCAGGTGGCGATGGTGGTGCAAGCTCATTTGGGCCTTATTGCTCAGCATCAGGCGGGCATGGCGCAAATAGACAAAATCAACACAACGGTGGTGTTAGTGGTACTGGATCAGGCGGAGATGTGAATTTGTACCAAGGATCAGGCGGTGGTCACGAACAGCGTAGTTCAGGCATGGGCGGAAGCACATTCTTCGGCGGGCCAGCACCCAGCGGCCACCCACAAGGCGGACACTTTAGTCACATTCACCAAGGCCATTCAGCACCGGGTACAGGCGGCACCAGCGGTTATTTCAGTGGACACAGAGGTTCAGATGGACGTCCAGGAATTTGTGTGATCACGGAATATTATTAAAAGGTAAATTATGGCGTTTGACTATCAAACATTAAAAAATATTAATAGTGCCGCAATTACTGACGGTACGTTAGTGACCTCTAATATTGCAAATAGTACCATTTCATCAGGCAACATTGCCGATGGCAACGTGACTGCGGCAAAAATTAGCAACAGCGCAATCAACTATACTTCAACTATTGTAGCCAATGCCATGCCAATCAGCAAGGGTGGTACTGCACTTACTAGTGTAGGCGGAGCCAATACAGCACTTAGAACCAACAGCAGTGCCAACGGTTACGAGTATGCCAAACTTGGTTTTTCAAGTATGCAGGTATTTACCGGTGGCGGTACATGGAACAGACCAGCTGGTGTCAGATTCATCAAGGTCAAATGTCAAGCTGGTGGTGGTGGTGCAAGCGGGCACGGAGAATCAGGAGCTGCCGGTGGATACAGTGAACGTGTATTGGATGTAACAGGTATTGGTTCAGTGACTGTTACTGTTGGGGGTGGTGGTGGCGGCACATACTATTCAGGTGCAGGTGGCGACGGCGGCGCCAGTTCATTTGGCCCTTACTGCTCAGCATCAGCTGGTCATGGGGCAAATAGACAAAATCAACACTCAGGCGGAGTTAGTGGTAGTGGCTCAGGAGGCGATCTAAACATTCATACTGGATCAGGTGGCTCACATCACCACTCATTTGGACCCGGCGGCACCAGTCACTTTGGTGGCCCAGCACCCAGCGGTCATCCACAAGGTGGACATTTTAGTCACAATCATCAAGGTCATGCGGCTCCAGGTTCTGGGGGCACAGGCGGTTATTTCACTGGACACAGGGGTTCAGATGGAAGACCAGGAATTATAGTCATCGAGGAGTATAAATAACATTATGAAAAAAGCACTAGTAACATATCAAGGTTATGTCCAGGACATTAGAGATCCAGGCGAGCATTTTGAGATCTACGAAGGTCCAGATGCCACATTTGTATGGGTAGACGCCCCAGACGAAATCCAAAAAGAATGGACACTTGAATGGAGTCCCAGCCGTCAAGAAATGATATGGATTGAACGAGAAGGCGCATTTACCAGTAACGAAGTTGCTCGTAAAGTGGCATACGGTGAAATAGGAGCTCAATTAGGTCAGATATTTGACGACATCAAAGAGCACGGAGCATTAAGTGCTGAAACAAGTGTGTGGTTCGCTCACATTCAAAACGTAAAAAATCTAATTGAAAAACCAGTTTACGAAGTACCGATCACAATGGAAGAAATGATGATTCGTGCGAATACTATGGAGCCACATGTTGATAATCCACATCAAATATCTACTCCTGAATTACCAGCATGGAAACGTTATCCTGGATGGAAAGGATTTGGACAATAATATCTAGTATATTATACAAAAAGGCGCTTGAAGCGCCTTTTTTAACGACTGCAAAACTCTGTGGTTATAAATACTCGGCAATAGCAAAGGATAAATTATGCAGATAAAAACGGTAATGATTGTTGGTGGTGGTAGTTCTGGCTGGATGACTGCGGCCGCATTATCAAAACTATGCCCTCATTTAAAAGTGTCATTGGTAGAGTCTATAAAGATAGGTACTATTGGAGTGGGTGAAAGTACTCTTGGACATATCAATAAATTTTTTGGTATGCTGGGATTGAAGGATGAAGACTGGATGGCAGAATGCAATGCCACTTACAAAAATTCTATCCGCTTTACCAACTTTAGAGAAAACGACGGCACTCATTTTGAATATCCGTTCAGTGCGGGGCTGGATTTTACTGACAAGCCTGCGGGCACTGGTGCATGGTCAGAACTGGCAACGCTATATCCCGAAGAATACACTCCTGAGACTTTTGCAGAATTTTATTGTACTGGTAACACGATGCTGGCCAAATACAACAAACAGACCCGCGATGAAAAAGGTATTTTGCGTAACTATGATTTTGCATGGGATACTGCATATCATCTTGATGCACAATTGCTAGGACAGTATTTGAAAAATAAAATTGCAATTCCCAACGGAGTTACACATCTTGATGCAGAGATTCATTCTTATAAAAAAGATTATCTTGGCAATTTAACGGATATTTTGTGTGTTGATGGTACTGTACTCCGTGCAGATTTGTTTATTGACTGTACTGGATTTAAATCAATGCTGTTGGAAGGATGGATGGGATCAGAATTTAGATCGTTTGACAAGTATTTGGCAAATGACAGTGCATGGGCCTGCCGTATTCCTTATGAAGATCGCGAAAAAGAAATGCACAATATTACTGACTGCCATGCACTTGGTAATGGATGGGTATGGAACATTCCCTTGTGGAATCGCATAGGAACAGGCTATTGCTATTCATCCAAGTTTACCACAGACGAAGAAGCCAAGCGTGAGTTTCGCAATCACTTGGCAACTACTGGATCAAAAGAACGTGCAGAAAATGCAGAAATGATGCATGTTAAGATCAAACACGGCCGCAGACGTCGTGCATGGGTGCAGAATGTGGTAGGAGTTGGACTGAGTTATGGATTTGTCGAACCACTTGAGTCAACTGGATTGCTGACTACACATGAAAATATTATCAAACTTGTGGAGCAGTTGAATCGCCGTCAGGGATACATAACTCGTACAGAAATTGAAGGCTTTAACTTTTCTGTTGAGAACGAAGTATTACGTTTTAGAGATTTCGTTAGCCAACACTATGCACTTTCTCAAAGAACTGATACTCCATATTGGCGCTGGTGCACCCAGTTGCATGAGTATTGCCCAGACCAGATGGGAGACTACATGTTGACTCAGGCACAGTATCCCAACTTGATGGCTAACATTGTTGGTAATCAACGCTATTACGGTGAGTATGTGGGCAATATGTTTATTGCGGGTGGTATGGGGGTTAAGTCTATCTCGACCAAAGAACTAATCTTTTTTAATGGTACTAGACAGGCTAAAACGCTCAAACAAGAAGAAATTGGATACACTAAACGTCGATACGAAGAATATAGAGATTATGTAATTGATTACGTGAAAACATTACCAAGTCATTATGCATTCTTGAAGAAAGAAATCTATGGCGGAAAAGATGACCACGCTGTGTAAAACTCTGTTTGGGTGGATGCGTAGAGAATCAAAACCTTTTATTCGCTTTTACTCGCTAGAGCCAGGTACTGCAACTCTATTTCCTATTGTAAAATCATCATCTATCGATCGTAATTTTTTATCAAATATTCAACCGGGTGATCAACCAGAAACACTATCTTCAAAAAACTGCCCCGGCATTAAGAAGATTGTGTCAAGCGGTTGGATAGTACCTGCCCCAGCAGACTTTACAATAAACACCAACGGTGACGGAATTAGTTTTGACTGGGCTCAACCGTATCGATTCAGTAAAATCACTCCTGGCATGGAAGCGTATGTCAACAGTCATACTCGCAGTCAAACGGAACCATTGCTCGATGACGAAACTTCTACATTGAAAACTGTAGTGAAAGTTGAAACTCCTTGGCGAATTGAAGCAAGTGACGATACAGTACTGTTACTAATGCCAGTGACATACAACAACGAAAGCAGATTCTCGGCAGCTACTGGAATATTAGATCCCAAATACGGACACGTTGTTAATATTCAATTATTCTGGAAAGTGTTAAATGGAGCAACTACCGTAAAAGCAGGAACACCGTTGTGTCAAATTATTCCAATTTCAAGAAAAGCCTTGTCCGGATCGTTTTATGATGTTACAATAGATACAGCTACTGATAATGACACTAAAAAAGAACACGAATTTAACTATGCATCAAACTGTGCATTTTTAGCAAATGATTCGCTGTCTTCAAGACTAAGCCGTGTAATAACTATTTTAAATAAGTACAAGACTAAAGGATAACCTATGAACTACAAAGAACAACTTCAAACCATCATCGTAAAAATTACCGAGCAAAAAGAAGGTGCTAGCGCAGAACTTGCTAAATTGGAAGAAGAGTTTGCTAACGTGAAATTAAATCCGTATGGCATCACAGCCATTGATTTTGCTAAACGTCAAGAACTCAGCACAGATGTTCTAAAAATGGAAGGCGTACTCATGGGTTTACAACTTGCATTAGAAACATTTGACGGAGCTCAGCAAGGTGATCCAGCTTAAGAATGGCGGCTTATTTTTATTTCCTCCAGATGTTTGGAAATTCAAGTACGATTTTAATTTTGAAGAATTAAAACCAAAGATAGATCATTTGTTGAACATTACTGAGAATAACTCAGAACTTGAATCAGGCGATGCTCTATCTACTGTTGCATTGGACGAAAGTATGCAACCACATTCGTGGGCGGAGTTGGCACATTTTCAAAACTGGTTAGGAGAAAAAATTGCTCTTATCCGGAGAGAAAATGCATTCAACTACACACGTTCTGAAGTATCCAGATCATGGGTCAATCGTCACGGGTTTGGCGGCGAAACAATTGAACACAATCATAATCAAACTACATTCGTAGTAACATGTTATCTTCAGTTACCACCTGATTCGGGATTTATTGAATTCAAAGACCCGCTGGAATATCATAAAACTCTTTACCCTATAATTCCTGAAGAAAGTTCTTATCAGGCAGTGCCTTGCGAAACTAATGATGTATTGATATTTCCTGGATATATGCGTCATAGAGTGCAACAAAATAAAAACAAGACCGACGAACGACTTGTTCTAACGCTCAATATCAAATGAGAGAATTCAAAGTTTGCTATCCTGATGCCAACAACATCAATAAAGTTCTTAAACTCAAACCCATTAAGGACTTCAATGTCAAGTATGTAAAACTTGACAAGGAAATCGGGTATTGGGTGTCGGATCACCCGTTTATTGACAACGGTTTTGATATCTTTAGAGAATTAATAGCTTCATTTCCTATACAGAAAGACAATAATCATCCTGATAATATGGATCCCAACCCATTTGATACCATACATGTACCCGAGTGGGTCAGTGGAAATATTGTCTCAGTGGTTGAAGAATTTTATCGCATGAGCAACACAAAAACTATCTTTGTACCGCAACTGCATGAATGGGGTAATGTTTATTTCAAAGCAAAAGCCCGCCCCATAACCTGCTGGCGAATTCCACATATTGATTATATACATGGCTTGGTTGCAAATTTATGGTTTACAGATCATGATATTACAGACAGCGGAACCAAATTGTATCACTACACCGGCAAGATGTATAACGAAATTTACGACTTTCAGCAAGATACTGATCATCCAAGATACAAAGAATGGCAACAGTTGGCTGACAAACCTACTCGCGCAGATGCTTGGTTTAATATTCCCGATGAAGAATTACGAACTTGGGGATTTGAATGTGTAGGCATTGCCCCAACCAAAGAAGGCACAATGACCTGGTACAATTCAAATGTTTGCCACCTTGCATATATTTCTGAAAAAGTAGATTTTAGATGGAGTCATACATTTGCATTTAGCCATGAAACACACCCTAGTACTATGGGAGATTTGTTTAGATGAACTATGATTTATATTTTCCAACTCCCATATGGTGGGAGGATACCAATTTTGATACCGAAGACATGCTTAAACTATGTTATTCAGTAAAAGAACAAGATCCTATTGGAAGAAAATTAAGCAATGACGGTGGCTGGCAAAGCAAAGACTTTAGGCCTGGAAAATACCCCGAGCTAAAAGTCTTAGAAGATAGAATAATGGCGCAGGCACAGCAATGTATACGTGATTTTGGATTTGATGAAAATTCATGTTTTCCTGTGTTAGAGAATATATGGCTCAATGTCAACGGCAAGCACAATTCCAACATGGTCCATATGCATGATGCATCGTTTGTGTCGGGCGTATTTTACCTAAAGGCTCGCCCCGGGCAGGGTAAAATTACCATGTATAAAAATATGATGCAAGATTTTGCCACAATGTCATTTGCAAATTTAGAAAAATTTACTCAGATCAGCGCATCTGCAATCAGCTATGATCCATTTACTAGTAGGTTGATCATGTTCCCGGGATGGTTGCCTCACGGAGTATCTGCTAACGAGTTAGACGAAGATCGAGTTTCACTTTCATTTAATGTAAAAATAATTAGGACCGACGATGAACGCTATAGGCCAACGATTAGTTAACGAGACCAATCTTCTATACGAGGATAAACCGCATTATTTTAAAAACTTATTACCAGGTGTAAAAGAAATGCTGACCTGGGCTGATGTTGAAAAATGTGCTAACAACCCTGCCCTTTATAATTTTGAAATGATTGGTAAAGATAATATCAAAATTGAAATTCCAATGCATAAAAAAGCATGGGTATTTTCTAAACCAGTGCAGGATAAGGCATTTATAGTGGATCATATCAACAAAGGCAACGGTTTTGTCATCATGGACTATGGGTTTTACAGTGAAAAGACCAATGAACTACTAAAAATACTTGAAACAATCTATGATGTAAATGGTGCTATCCACGTGTATGGCGGACTTGCTGATGCAAAGTCATTCTGGATACACGAGGATTATCCGTCTAACTTTATTTTTCAAGCAGAAGGTAAAACTAGATGGAAAGTGTACAACAATCGGATTTCTGCCATGTATAGAACTGGCACAATGAATCATAAATTAAAACATCAAGACCTTGACTTGGCATTCGATGTGGTACTTGAACCAGGTGATGCAATATACATACCATCCAGAGCATACCACATTGCAGAACCAATGGGACAGCGATTGAGTATGAGTGTTCCGTGTTGGACTAGATTGCCTACAGATGATCCCCGCGAAATGAATGACAGAAACAATTATAGGATTAACTATGACAGAAATATTTAAACCAAGGGAGTACTCGGGGGGTGTGAATTTTGACTATCAGAAAGCCATGTATGCTTATCTAACTGATATCAAGTTTGACTGGCATTACATGGAAGATACTACCACTGAAAAAACCAATCTTCCACAATATTCTACCCCAGCATTTGGAAATTTATTATACTATTCACAGCACGAATCAAATCCGCACTACGAATTTTTTAAACCGCTGATTGAAGCATTGGAACAAACCGCTGGATTTAAAATTAAAAAACTGCTGAGAATGCGAGCTGGTATGTTGCTCAACACCAAATATGTACTGCCAGGTATGCCTTACAAATATAATACGCCTCACATAGATTATGATATTGATCATTATACAGTAGTGTATTATGTGAACGAGTGTGACGGTGATACTGTGGTATTTCGTGAAATTGCTCCTGCTGAAAAATACTATAGCCTGCACAAGTGTACCCCACACCAAGGAAAGTTCTTGTTGTTTAACGGGCGGCATTATCATGCAAGTACCTGTCCCAAAGTGTACACCAAGCGTATTGCTATCACAATCAATTTTACTGCTGATATAGATGGATAATTTGTTTTTAAATAAATTCATAAACACCAAAAACTTGAGTAGTTCAGAGTTTATTAAATCTCACGACATTAAAAATCGGTTCCTGTATCCATATATGCCGACCATTGTGATTGATAATTTCTATAACGATCCTAATTTATGGAGAGAATTTGCGTTAGATCAAAAGTTTTTCAAAGGTGATCGGGGTAACTGGCCCGGCTTGAGAACTGAATTGTTGCATAAACTACACTATGATCTATTTAAAATCACGTTGAAAAAAATATTATTTGTTTTAAAAGATTACGGAATTACTCAAGTGGTCGAACTACAAACAGGATTCCAACTGATAGCTGAAGAGTATGGGCGCGGCTGGGTGCATGATGATGATCCATCGTTTCAATATGCAGGCATCATATATCTAAGCAAGGACGCTCCAATTGGTTCCGGCACTACAATATATGAAGACTCTGTGGACTTTGACGGAGATGTATATAACAAAATGTTTGAAACAGATGTTAACAATGCCTCTGCAGAAGATCGAGAAATATATGCAAAATACAGAGCAGAACAAGTGTCAAAATTTAAAAAAAGTATAGTGGTAGAAAATGTATACAATCGCTTTGTATTGTTTGATTCGCGTTGTTGGCACAGTGCTGATAATTTTTTTGGTAGCACACCGGACGATACTAGATTAACGCAGGTATTTTTTATCAAACAATGAAAACATTAAAACAACCAATCAAGGTTATTGATAACTTTTTTGAAGCTCCTGATTTATGGCAACACTATGCCCTGAAGCAACAGTTTGCTCGAGACAACAACTCAACTTGGCCCGGAACTCGAACTACTACACTGGATCAATTGGATATGGAACTGTTTAATTCCGTTGCATCTACTCTCATTAGTCATACACACGGTAAACAGTTCTTTTCTCTCTTAAAGATAAACTTTGCATCTGTTGACAGCAGTTATAATATTGGATGGATGCACCAAGACGAGCCGCAGTACAATGTTGCTGGCGTCATATTCTTGAATAAATTTGCTCCTGCCAATACTGGATTATCGTTTTACACAAAGGTTGCAGATAATAATCAAGACTACAACAGTTTGTTCTTTGAAGAATTAAAAGCTGATCCAGCCGATCGATCAGCGTTCGTTAAATTTAAAGAAGAACAACGTAGATTGTTCAAGCGGAATATGACTGTTGAAAATATTTTTAATAGATGTGTGATGTTTCCACCGGAACAATTCCATGCGGCTGACGGATACTTTGGCAATACACTAGATGATGCTAGATTAACAATTAATTTTTTTGGAATTTCAATATGACATCGGCTTTTGGTCACTTTAGTAATTTTGGGTTTGTTAGAGATACAGTGCCACCAGAACTGCTCGATGAATTACAAACAGAAATCGATTCAATCGATTTAACAGAACCAATAAAAGATAAACTGGCAGGCAATTTAGAGACTTCATACGTTCTTGAAAAATCAAGAACTAATTTGGAAAAGTTTGTATTGGGGTTGGCAAACGCATACTCTGCTGGGTTCGATGCAACTCAGACTGGTAAAAATCTCACAGGGGATAATTTATCTTTAAGATTGTTTTGGGTAAATTTTCAAAGAAAACACGAGTTCAATCCTATACACATGCACGATGGTGATTTCAGCTTTGTGATATGGTTAAAAGTTCCGTATAAACTTGCCGATGAAGTGAATATGCCCCGGGCCAAAAATTCTAATATGCCTCGAGGTGGTATGTTTAGTTTTTTCTATACTAATATATTTGGTGAAATTCGAGAAGCTGAATTTCCTATAGACAAGTTATGGGAAGGGCAAATATTGCTATTCCCAGCATGTTTACAACACATGGTATATCCATTTGCATCAACGGATGATGTGCGTATATCAATTTCAGGGAACATAAAAAGAAATGAATGACATTATAGAAGTTGACAATATTATCCCGCTTGATTATCAGAATCATTTACTTGATACATTCACAGGCTGGGAATTTCCATGGGTCCTTAATAAGAATATGGTGTCGGGCGACGAGTGTTTTAAGAACATGTCAAACAATCCTCCGGGATTTAATCACTTCTTTTACGAAAAAAGTGCGCCAGTGAGTAATTTCTTTCAACTGGTGTACCCGCTAGTATTAAGTATAACCAGTCAAGCAAAGGTACCCTTTAACAGACTATACAGAATGCGAGCCAATTTGACACTGGCAAATCAAAAATCGGACTCTGATATGTTGATGCCGCACATTGACAGTTTCCACCCGCACTGGAATGCAATTTACTATGTGAATGACAGCGACGGAGATACTATTATTTTTAACGAAACCAATGACGAGTTTGATCCGGGGCAAAAAGATATAGACAAAATTAAAAATGGTGAATTTACAATCAAACATAGAATTACTCCCAAGAAGGGTAAACTGATTGCGTTCCCAGGCAAATATTATCATACTGCAAGTTTCTGTAAAGAAGCAGACTATAGATGTTTAATCAATATTAACTTGGGAAATTTATTTGTATGACAGACTACACACTATATCAGTCAGAATTTATTGCCAACAATCAAGATTTAATATTTGAAGATATCAATCGTGCCCACGATTTATTTAGAGAAGTATTTCCTAATCAAGACTCAACTTGGACTTATCACAAGTATAATATATTTGCGCTAACTGCGCCGTCAACAGCATTTTATCAAATATACACAGAATTGAGAAACTTGGTCAGATCACAGTTGGGTAACGATAGGCCATTGTGGTTTCAAGCATGGATCAATTACCATCAACAATCCGAATTGTTAAAATGGCACGGGCACGAGTTTGATTATCACGGGTATATTGCAATTGACCCCAAGAATACCAAGACAGTATTTGAAGGGTATGAAATTGTAAACAAACCAGGACAGATTTACTTTGGTCCAGGCTGGAGAGAACATATGGTGGAAGCAATCTCACCATTTCAAGGAGTTAGAACTACAATTGGGTTTGATATATTTACAACTCCGGATAACCGCCATGTAGCCCACCCTTACACCAATATGAGTCTAATGCCATTGCTATGAAACAAGATTACTATATTATCAAAAATGCTATCAGCAAAGAACTGGCTGAATTTATTGCTCTTGAGTTTAGCATGATGGAAACTACTTGCAAGCATTTGTATCCCGATGCTGATTTGTCAGATTTATGTAAAGGCACATTCGCTCGTTACAGTCCGCTAATGGTAGAAGCATTGTCAGTATCACTACAGCCCAAGATTGAACAAGCAGTTGGAATGAAATTGTTGCCAACATACTCTTATGCACGTATCTACTACAAAGACACTGATTTAAAATCCCATTTTGATCGTGCAAGTTCTGAAGTCACAGTTAGTGTGTGCCTACAACAAACAGCCACATGGCCCTTGTATGTAAAAAATGCCGAAGGAGTAATCCACGCAATCAATTTGGAAGTGGGCGATGCTGGAATTTATTGCGGCCGCAAGCACGAACACTGGCGAGAACCTTTACAAGAAGAAGGTCAGCATGTTCAAGCATTTTTACAATACGTTGACGCTGAAGGTGACGATGCCTGGCTTAAATGGGATACTCGACCCTGTTTAGGGTTACCTTTTGAGTATGCCAGCCAGGCAATACAATCAGAATTAAGTCACATTAAGAATGTTAAAAACTTAATGGATTCTGTTGGTAAACTGTAATCAAGCGGGTTTGCTGTTAATAAACACAGCACCTTCTGGAACTTTGGATTCTTCAACTTTCAAAGGGCCAGCCACGTGCCAACGTGGTCCGTCGACATCATTGAATATCACACCTGCTTCGTTACGTGTGTTTGCATAACAATACTTTTCAATGGTATGTAATGCTGATGTGTTTGGGTTATCACCATCTCTTAAAATTACTTTGTAAATGTTCATTTACTATCTCCTACGATAAATGTATTTAGTTTGTTTTATCCAGCCATTCTTCAATGGTCCAAAATGGCTCAACAAGAATCTTGTACTTGTCTCTGTTGATATTTAGTACTTTTTCTCCTACCTTGAGAAACTTTTCATTTGTTTTTGCTAAATTGGTGTGATCAAATACAGACAGCCCCTGCAACACCATGAGCCAAGCACTTGCAGAATATCCGTGACAATACGGTTCAGGGCGATCGCTGTTAAAATATTCTCCCCAAGCAGTTAATTTTTCCTTTAAACTTGGAGGAATACGAAATTCGTCATATGCATGACTTTTCCAGAAGTCAGTGTCTCTACGTTGCCCTCTATAATGCAATGCTAGAAAGTCTCTAATATCTTCGGTAATATACCATATGCGATCGTTGAATCTCTTAATTGTTTCAGTGGGATGGTTGGCTTCGTAAGGGCTCCAATAGTCCTGTAAACCAAACAAACTTTCAACAATAACTGCAATTCCGTTAGCTTCAAGCGGTTCTAAAAAGCCACTACTGAGTCCTATAGCAACAACATTGTTTTTCCAAGCGTTGCGCATCATGCCAGGGTCGAACTGAAAATTAGCAATTGGTTCTATCTTTTTATTGAATCGTAATTCAGCTTCCTGCACTGCTTGATCAAGTGTTATATGATCCGGATCATAAATGTATCCGTTGCCAGACCTGTTGCGAATATTGATGTTCCAACTCCAACCGTATTTCATAGCAGTGGCATTGGTAGTCACACACGGACAAGTTTCATCCCACCATGCCACAACTGCTCTGGATGGAAAATAACTGGTGGCATCAACAATTGGTTCTTTCAGTTGTTTACCCAACAGTAATCTTGCAAATCCTGAGCAATCAAAAAACCAGTCACCTTCTGCAACACGCCCATTGGTTAGTGTTATACTGGTAACGTCACCGTTGAGATCCTGCATGGTCTGCTGGAACTCGCCTTCTAATAAAGTGATACCCCGTTCCAGTCCTATTTTTTTAAGATAGGCAGCGGTGCTTCTGCTTTCAAAATGCCACATGGGCACACATGGAATATCAGAGGCAGCTCCAAACGGTACTTTGTTCTCTTTGATAAAATAATTGGCATAGAATGCGTCTGCTGTAGGAATACGGTTTGCCAATATGGTACGCATGTATCTATCCTTGGCGCTCTCGGCATTCATGAGGGACATCAAAGTTCCCACAGTCAATTCATCTCGATTTTCTGCAAAATAATCAGTCCAACCGTTGAGATATGGTGCATAATCAGTTTGAAGTGAATGAATAAATTCTGTGCCTACTCCATTCCAGTCAGTGAACTTGCCACCCAACTTGGGTGTGGCATTAACCTGTCGAATAAAATCATTTATATCAATTCGTAAATGTTTTAATAATGTTACAAATGTAGTATTACCGCTTTCGCCTGCAATAATAGGCGGCTGATTAGGATTCTCAATAACAGTAACTTGTGCCCTGTGCCAATTGCGTTGGACGAACAGGGCAGTTAACCATCCTGCTGTACCGCCTCCTAATACAACAACTTTAGAATTTGTATACATGTGGGTTTGCTCGTTGTTTAATTATTTCTAGTGCTTGTCTATGTGAATAGAACGTGTCATTTTCATCACTTAGCTTGGTGGCTTTCATAAATTCATCAGTGTCTGCTGAGTGTGCTAACATATGAGCTTCATACTTGTCTCGAATACTTGTATTATCAAACATACCCAGACCATGCATAACTTGACCATAATTTAAATATGAAAACAGTATCATGGGATGATTAAACAGATTAATGTTTGGATATCCTTTCTTGAAATAGTCTAAGTATTTTGCGTTAAATTCTGTAGGTACAATTTCATTTTTGCACCAACGCCAGAACTCACTGTTGTCACGTTTGGTAAAATAATGTAGTTGTATAAAGTCTATAATATTTTCTGAAATAGTTTTCATATGTTTGTTATAGCGTTCGGCAGTTAGTTCTTCACCTCGTTCATAAAAGAACAAATCAGGTAGCATCATAGATGCTTGCTGTATAGTAGTGCCAATACTGCTAGCTTCGAGCGGCTCGACAAATATACCGCTTAACCCAACCATAACACAATTTTTAATCCAGTAGTTTTCTACATAGCCTGCACTAAATTTAACCTTCTTACCAATAGTAAGTGTCTGATCAATGCCAAGATTATTTTTATAATGTTGTGAAACTTCATCAAACGCATGGGTCTCATTCATAAACTCATCGCAGAATACATAGCCATTGCCGTAACGCTCTTGCGTGGGTATGCGCCACACCCATCCACTGCTTAGGGCCGTTGCTTCCGTGTAGGAAGGTATAACTTCAGTGTAATCTGTTGGAAATGCAATAGCACTGTTCATAGGCAACTGCTTGGAACAGTCAACCCATTTAGCACCTAACTTGCTGCCAATAATTCTTTTGAATCCACTACAGTCAATATAAAACTCATATGCATGATGTGTACCGGTTACGTCAACTAGTTCTTTAACATACCCATCTTCATCAAGAATGACATCTTCAACTTCAGTGTCTATAACTGTAATTTTTCTTTCTTTACACACTCTATGTAAGAAGTCATTGAGTTTATTAGTGTCAAAGTGATATTGACTTAATATATCATGTACCGGCTCAATATGCAGACCGTCTTGCGCCTTGCGCCACACGGTATCTAACGGATCCCAATCTTCACCAATCATACGCAACCAAGTAAATGGAAGTCCGTGTACTTTCGACACAGAACCATACTGCTCTGATAAACTATGGAAATAACTTTTGCCATCACCGTTCCAGTCAGTAAACTTAATACCTATTTTAAATGTAGCACCAGTTTCTCGAACTAACGAAAAAATATCAATATCCACGTGCCGCATAAACACACGCCAGTGCTCAGTTGATCCTTCGCCTACCCCGATAATACCTATCTTTGAACTTTCAATCATGGTGATTTTAATCTCTGGCCATGCTTTGCGTAGCATCAATGCGGTGACTAGGCCGCTAGTTCCGCCACCGAGTATACAAACTGAATTGATCATAATGCGTATTCTATTCCTTTTAATCGCTGTTTAACAAGGGCAATAGCATCCTTGTGTTTCATCCACCCATCTGTAGTAGAACTATGCATTTGTTTAATGTTGCTTTCACACCGCTCTCTATATTTTGCTCCGTATTGTGCATCGTATAACTGTTTAATTTTAGCAGTATCAAACATTCTTAGCCCATGCATAACTTGTGTCCAGTTTAAACAATCATAAATTCTAAACAACGACATTAAACCGTCTTCTGGTAATACTATTTGATTAATAAAATTTGTTTTAAAATTTTCTATGTTAGCTTTATTAAACTCTGTCATCTTTATATCATGTTTACACCAGCGCCAGAACTCTGTATCTTCTCGCTGTGTGAAATAGTGTAGCTGAATAAAGTCTAACACGTTTAGCATCATATCGTCAAATACTCTATTATACTCGTTAATTGTTGCAGAGTCATTACGATGCCAGTTCCATAATCCAGCAACTAATAATCTTGATTGTTGAATAGTAGTTGAGATACTGCTAGCTTCAAGGGGCTCTACAAAGTTACTGCTAAGACCAATACTTACACAGTTCTTGATCCATGCCTTGTTTACTCTTCCTGATACAAAGTTAATCTTTCTGCCAATATTAATAGTGTCTTTAAAATGTGTTTGTATTTCTGCGATCGCTTGATCTTCAGTAATAAATTGATCGCTGAATACGTATCCATTACCAAAGCGCCCCTGTACCGGACTGCGCCAGTGCCATCCACTGTCCATGGCTTTCGATAATGTGTATACTGGTATGTCATCTTGATCAGTAGTTTGAAAGGCTACTGCACTGTTCATTGGTAAATGAGCCGACCAGTCAACCCACGTAGCACCAAGTTTGGATGCAATTACTCGTCTAAATCCGCTACTGTCAATAAAGAAGTCTGCAGAGTAGTGTTGATTATCAGAGCTAACAATTGATTTGACAAAACCAGCATCGTCTAAAACACAGTCTACAACTTCAGCTTCAACTATAGATATACCTCGTCCAGTACATAATTTTTCTAAGTATGCATTTAATTTTTCACTGTCAAAGTGAAACTGATAGTAATCAGTTAACGGTTCCGCCACCATGTTGTCTTCAAGGATCATCTTCCAGTGCATATCCTCAGCTTTTATACCGTCACCTATTATTCGCATCATAGAGTATGCCGCGCCAGTATGTGGATCCATTCCGACATATCCTTCGGGTAAACTATGAAAATAGCTAGTACCGTCACCGTGCCAATTTTCAAACTTAATACCTGTTTTAATAGTCGCACCGCAATGCTCAATTAATTCTATAAAACTAATACCAACTGCATTAGCAAATCGTGTCCAGTGTTCAGTAGATCCCTCTCCGACACCTATGGTTCCAATTTTGCTGGATTTGACCAAGGTAATATCAAGGTGCGGAATAGATGCCTTGAGGTACAGTGCATTCATTAAACCAGCGTTGCCGCCACCTAGTACACAAATTGAGTTTATCATAACCAGTTCTTCTCGAAGTTTTTTTGTAGTGTAATATATATCATTGTACACGCAGATGTTCTGCAGACCTGAAAGGAACTATGTCCGAAAAGCAACTATGGCCTTTGTTTTCAAAGCCAATTTTTAAAACACACTTAGACGTTTCTAAAGTGGACTTGTCTAATATCAAATGGGCAAGGAACTATCAAAACTGGATTAGCGAATCTCAAAAAGTGCTTGACGATCCTGTATTAACTGACTTTGCCAATCAGATTTCAGATAACCTTGTGGAATACTTTTACGGAATCATGGGTGCAAATCCAAATGTAAAGATGTATGTTACTGAAAGTTGGTTTAACAAAACAGAAAAAGGACAAAGTCATCATAGACATTGGCATCCTAACAGTATCTTATCAGGTGTAGTTTATCTTGACAGCGAAGGCGACAGCGGCCGCATTAAATTTATTACCAGCCAGTATGACACAATTGAATACAATATTGTTGAGTCTAACTTGTATAATTCACGTAGTTGGTCAGTAGTTCCGGAAGCTGGTACTATGCTAATATTCCCCAGTAATGTAGAGCACATGGTTGAAGAGTACATTGGCGACAAACCGCGATTTAGTCTGTCGTTTAACACATTTATCAGCGGTGACATCAACGTAGATCCGTTGACTCGACTTAAAATTTAAATTTTATTCTTGGGATATTTGTTTCTAAAATAGCGAAACAGGTCAGTAATAATCCTGATTTTGTTACCCACTGTATCTGTCTTAGGGAATCGGCTGTGATTTGAAAACACATAAGCATCCTCTATTTCACGATCGACGTCGTCTGCACTATCAACTATAAATTCTATATTGTTACTGTTCAGTAACTCTCTGCTGATCGGTACATACTGTACAAGCGGTGTGCCTGCTTTGACAAGAACTTCGCCTTCAATTATATGCCAAAATAGTTGTACACTGATTGCATGCATGTAGCGTGGATCAACAATGCCAATAGCCGCAGTAAAGCGTTCTTCATTGGTATAAGTCACTGGAATTTGTAGGAATACAATATCGTCACTGGCTTTGACACGCCATGGCGTTTCCACTTTAACCCCACTATGATGATACTGTTTTTCGCTGTGCGGGCATTCTCGAGGTATTAACGGTTCAACCTGCGGAGGACTGTGCCAGCTGATGTAATAATCAGTGCCGCCAAATGTATATTTGTTGCTGTGACGTTTGAATGAAAATGGATGCTCCCAGGATATATCTGTAGGGCCCTTGCCTGTTTTGATAATAAAATCAGCCGGCGCACAAATCACATAGCCCGCTCGATTAATTTGTTTTATCGCCGGACAATTTAGTACAGTTTGATTGCCTTGTTCAGGACGATTGCGATCAAGATTACCTAATCCGTTCCAGTCGCGCTCAACAAGTGTATTTTTTATAACTGGATAAATGGTTGATACATTTTGATCAAGGGAATAAAATCTTACCCAGCTTTTTTTCTTTTTAAACCAATCAAACATTAGATTAACTCCACTAGATCGAAGACAGTTTGTAATTTTGTGCGAATAGTTTTGCTTGAAAAACTATTACGGAGTCCTTGATGCAAAGGTTTTGGAGAACGATCCATTGTAGCCCATGCCCAACCTTGATGTTCATCACTTAGCACAGGTACAAATTCTGCGTCAACTACACACAGGTAAGTGTGAAAGTTGAATACACGATCGTTTGATACAAATGTTTCTAGCGGAATAGTTTTTATTATGCTGGGGTGACTACCAATTTCTTCGGTAATTTCACGCTGTAGACCCTGCCAAGGCGTTTCGCCTGTGACATTGGTACCGCCCACTAGGCCCCAAGTACCTTCATGCTTACCTGTAGCTTTTTGTAGCAGTAGAAAACGTCTCGTAGATTTGGCATAAAACAATGCTCCGCTACAGACTATTTGTTCTTTTACAATATGATTTTCCATTGTGCGGCAGTATATTCACCCTCGAAACTCTTGACCCATGAAACACCGTTCCATAAGTATTGAACTCCTGTGTATATATTAGTTTGCCACACCATGGTATCGTGTTCTTGATTGCTGTTGAAAATAACACGCCATACAGTTCCTGTATATTCTATAATGTCATTGGCTTGAGCCACCAACGACCCCCACACAGACGACGGACTGGTATTGATACTACTGCCAATATCTTCAATCACAAGATATCGTCTTCCTGCCACAGCGCCAGTGGGCACATAGGTTTGTGGATTGATAATAGCATCAAATGTGCCAGGGCTATTGGGCCTACGACTGGCAGCGGCGTTGTAGTGTGCAGTATCTGTGCTGAGATACCCGTTGCTGTCAATACCCGTGTTGCTGGGATAAGTGTCTGGATTGTAATTGATCTGCAATAATTTTGTATCCAAACTGTTGACTGCAATAGTTCCTATCACATAGTTTCCGCTGGACTGCTGTAGGAATATTTGACTAGAACCTGCGGTATATTGTCCAGGATACAATTGGAACAGTTGTGCCCAATCTACAGGACTACCAGTGCTTGCAGGAATATCCAGAGTGGGTGCTAGGGGCACATATCCATCTGTACCACTGTACAATCTGGCCTGTCCGTTGTACACTTGAATGGTGTAGCCTGTGATAGTGGTAGTTTCTGTAGCCAGCAGTTGACCCAAGCTGGGTGCCACTCCGTCTGTTTGTAATGTAGGATCGATGCCCAGTCCGTCTATATAGCCTGCAGGATATGCACCTGATCCCTGATGTATGTTGGTGATAATTTTTGTAATAACACCAAGATGTTTGACTTTGACTGGCGGACTGATCCATATAGGCGATTCTAAAGTCAAGCTAGCAACATCTATGGCTGTGTCAGCGCCCTGGGGAACCTGTCTGCTGGACCATGTAGTATCAGTTAGATTTAACACACTGATACTGGTCCAGTCAATGTAGTTATCTGTGGTTTGTATTTCAAGACTGGGATTGAACAGCACCAGTATCTGTTCCAGTATTTGCAGTTTCTGATCAGTGCTTGATGCCCAGATGTCGCATTTCATTTTTAGATTAAATGGAGTTGGCATCAAACGTTCCACTGTGTAGTTACGTCCCTGTGCTGAAGTGTATTCGCCTGCACTGTTTACATCACGTTCACGAAAATGCAATTTGCCCACATAGGTTTGATCAGCCAGTCTGTTACGATCCAGTTCTAAACCTGTGATATACACTGCTATACGGGGTATAGTACTGATGGAGTTTTCTGAATTATTGTTCAATATACTGGCAACTTGTCGGTCAGCATCACCGTAAGTTACAGGCACTTGATGCAGTGTGCCATCACCATATTTGACCACAAAGTTACTGAACACACGAATTGTCTGTGTGAGATATCGTCTTATCTGCCCGTCATAGAACCATTGCATTAGAAATCCGCCTTAGGTCTGAGTGCAGTAGATAGACTTGATCTTTCTGCTTCTCTTGTGTTATATAGTGTGATGCTCCACTGTCCTGTACTAGGTATGACTTGCTGTATGCCATTGATCGTGGGCAAGTTGATTCGTAAACAAGCACTGGTAGTGCCAACTGGGCTGATATAGTTATATGAAGTGTACAGGGTTGTTGGATAATCGCTCAGTGCAAATCCCAGTGTGGTAACGCCTATTTTGATCACAGCATACTTGGCCACGCTGCCTGTCGCAAAAGTTATTCTAGTGTTGATAAATGTAGCATTTGCAACCAAGTTGACCACATCGGTAGCCACTTCGCTGTTGTAAGTGTAGTTGTTGTTGTTGATAAAACTGGTCTTGAGGGTACTGCGCGAGTCAGTCTGTGTCATGTCCATACGCACTGCATCCTCTACTTTGATCCAACTGTTGCCTTCAAATCTAAATAGTCTGTTGGGTAAAAAATCTGTTCTAAGATAAAAATCATTCTCACCGGGATATTCTGGAAACTGTATACCAAATCCAAAGGCATAGCCGTTGTCTGGAATTCCGTCGCCTATCAAATAGCCAGTGTAACCTGTGCGAACAGGAACTCCGGCATTTTCGTTTGCAAGATAATTTATCTGACTGGTATCCAGTGTTGACTCGTCGGCTGTCTGAACCACCGGCTTGCCTGTTGCAGGATCTACAGCCAATGTATAAAATTGTCTTGTTTCGTAACCGCTTTTTGGTGCATCTGCTTGACCTTGTGCCACCACTTGGTCGCCCACATTTACTATGGTATTGTAGTTGCTCAGTAGCTCGGCCAAGGTGGTGTTGGAACCAACTATAGGATCACCGTTGCTGTCAGCAATGGGTGCATTGAATATAGATGTAAACTGTTGTTGATTGGCCACCTTCTTGAGTTTTAATCTGTAGAGATGCGGAGCCCAGGTTACTGAAAATCCTTCACTTGCACGACCCACATCAGTAACTTGATAGTATCTGGGCAAACTGACATTGTAATTGTTTAGGGCAAAATCATCTCGTAGATGTGGCAGTTCTAATACATCACCAGTAATGGGCTTGCGCCCTATAATTTTTTGTATGTCATTGATGTGTACAGTCATGTAGACTGTGTCATTTTCAATGAAAAGTCCAAACTGACTAACATTAAAGTCAATGTTTTGAACTTGATATAGCCCACGAATTCTATAGATTTCTTTATCGTAGGTGCGATCTCGGTTTTCTAAAAACAGCAGATCTTGTATGTTGGTCACGCTGGTATTGGCATAGTTGGGCTGTGCCGCAGTGGCATTTTCAGCTGATGTATTGGCACCTAGATATTTGTGCCAATACACATCAGTTCCGCCCACAGTGAACATCTCTGAGGCTTGTCGGTCAATGAACTTGTAGTCCTTGCCTTTTTCTGGTTTGTATAGGGATAAGCGTGGCATAGTAACATATTTATCGATAGCTAAATATAGTACGAGGACAATTATATGGCAGATTCACTACCGTCAAGCACCCAAAGTACATCAACTGTAGAGCGTAACAAAGTATTTGAGTACGTCAAACTCATGCTGGGCGATGGTATGGTTGAAGTAGAACTTGATCCCGTTCACTATGAGATGGCTCTAGATCGTGCCCTAAATAGAATGCGTCAGCGCAGTCCCAACGCTGTAGAAGAAAGCTACATGTTTTTAGAACTAATACAGGACGAAAATGAATACAGATTACCTGATGAAGTTATCACAGTACGTCAAGTGTTTCGTAGAGCTATTGGCTCAAGAACTGGTATTGGTGCAGGCGGTACGCTATTTGAGCCGTTTAATCTAGCATATACCAATACCTATTTGATGAGTGGAAGTATGATGGGCGGATTGGCCACATACGATGCATTTGCTGGCTATCAGAAACTAGTGGGGCGTATGTTTGGTAGTTATATAGAATTCCTTTGGAAGCCTACCACACACATTTTGAACATTTTACAACGTCCTTTTGCACAGGGCGAACAGATTCTAGTGCAGACCTATAACTATCGCCCTGACTGGGTATTGTTACAAGATCCGTACGCCAAACAATGGATACGTGATTACACTTTGGCCACTAGTAAAGAAATGCTGGGCGAGGCACGTAGCAAGTTTGGATCAATATCGGGTCCTAGCAGTCCTGTAACATTGAACGGAACTGCACTAAAAAGCGAAGCCAAAGAGATGATTGAAAAATTGGACAAGGAATTAGAAATGCTAGTTCCCGGCGGTTCGGGCTATTATTTCGTAATAGGTTAAAAAATATATTGACCCCTGTAATAAAAGTGTTATATACTAGCACTACTTACAGGGGATTCTTATGATCATAGGTGTGTGCGGTTTTATTGGCTCGGGCAAAGATACTATTGCAGATTATCTAACTAACTTTCACGGGTTTAGACGAGAATCATTTGCCAACAGTCTTAAGGATGCTGTCAGCGCAGTGTTTGGTTGGGACAGAACCATGCTGGAAGGCCGCACAAAACAGGCCCGTGAATGGCGAGAACAAGTGGATCCTTGGTGGGCCGAAAGACTGGGCATGCCACATTTGACTCCGCGTTGGATCTTGCAATACTGGGGTACAGAAGTTTGCCGTCAGGGATTCCACGATGACATGTGGATTGCGGCACTGGAAAACAAACTGCGCACAAGTACAGACAATATTGTTATTAGTGATTGCCGATTCCCTAACGAAATCAAATCAATCAAAAGTGCAGGTGGACAAATTGTGTGTGTCGAACGCGGTATTCAACCACATTGGTTGGACATTGCTGTACAGGCAAATCGAGGCAGTGCCAATGCACAAGACTGGTTAAAAACTGAAATGATCCACGCAAGTGAAACTGCTTGGGTTGGTACTAGTTTTGATGCTGTGCTCAATAACAATGGCACTATTGACGATCTTTATCAACAGGTCAAACTGCTTATAGATCCGGAACTAGATCACCTTGACGCCAACGAACGCCCTCTTTATGTAGGACTCTCTGACAGTTTGCACATACAGTCTTGAGATTTGCATGATGGCAATTGTCTAAATTGCCATCAACATGAAACACAGCAAACACTTCTTTGTGCTGTGACTTAAACCCGCATTTATCGCAACTGAGTTTTACTTTGTATCCAGCACGAAGCCATCGTGCTGTTCCTTTGCCACCAAGGCAAGTTTCACACTTACGTCTGTAGTAAGTACGTCCGTTTTTGTGATAATTAACAGCGGCTGGCCTTAGGCCGCACATACACAGTGGTCTCATACAATTATTTAAGCCTTTTTATCCCCTTTTTGTGGTAGTATAACTGCACCAAAAAGTCCAAATGCCATAAATACATTAACAGCATGTCATCATGGAGATAACACAATGGCTCAATTAAGTTCACCAGGAATTAGCGTAACGGTTGTAAATGAATCGTTCTATACACCCGCTGCCCCAGGTACCATACCCCTAATCGTAGTAGCTTCACAAGCAAACAAAGCAAATTCAGCTGGCACAGGAATTGCCCCGGGCACGTTGGCTGCCAACGCTGGTGTAGTATATACACTGACCAGCCAAGCAGACCTAGGTGCCACATTTGGTGTACCTTACTTTCAAACAGACGCCAGCAACAATCCAGTAAATGCAGGTGAGATCAATGAATACGGTCTACAAGCTGCCTACAGTTTCTTGGGTGTTAGCAATCAAGCCTATGTGGTACGTGCTCCAGTTGACCTCGGACAACTGACAGGATCAACCAGCATACCAGTAGGTTCGCCAACAGCCGGTACATATTGGTGGAACACAACTGCCACAAACTATGGTGTATTTGAATGGAATGCCAATGCGGCAACTGCAACAAACGGACAAACATTTCAAGAACAGCAGTCAATAGGCAATCTGTTAGTTATTACCAACACAGCATACCTAAGTCCGTCAACAGGGTTTGATGGGTTAGATGTGTATGATAGCCCATTGGCCAGCTACGGAGCTTCAGGTAACTATGCCGTGGTTGCAAATTCATCAGCAACCAACACACATATTCTATGGTACAAAACAAAAAATACAGCAAACGACGGTACAGGTGGCTCAACTATTGCTGTCAGCAACAGTAGTTGGGTACAAGTTGGTACAACTGCTTGGGCCAAATCACAGCCAACTATCACTTCAACTGCACCAAGTCCAACATTTACTGCCAGTCAAACAATAATAATCAATGCCAACACAATCACCAATGCTGGCACAACGCTGGCAGGTTTGTCCACAGCGATCAACGCCAGCTCAGCATTGACCTCAGCAGGTATCACATCTAGTGTGCGCAACGGTTTCCTAAATATCTATTCAACCGGTGCTCAGGTTACTATCGCAGCCGGCACAATGTCGTTGACCACACTGGGTATTACAGCTGGTACATATAATCCACCAGTGTTGGTTATTGCACCGCATTATCAAGTTCCACAATTCGGCAATTATTCATCAGGCACACTGACCGGCACTACAGGATTCCCGTCAGGTTCAGTATGGATCAAAACAACTACAGTCAATCTAGGCGCCAACTTCAATATCAGTTTGTACAATGGTACAACTGCCAGCTGGATACAACAAACTTCAGTTACACAGTTGTATGCCAACAATCAGTCAGCGATGGCTGCATTGGATCCATTAGGTGGCGGTGCAAACATACCAGTGGGACAAGTTTATGTCAAGTTTAACGATACAGAATCACTCACAACAATCAACAGCATCAACTATCCAACCTACGCCAACTATAAAATTTACTATCGTGCGTCAACAGGTGCTACAACTGTAACATCTAATATCATCACAGCAAGTACATTTACTAGCGGTTCGAACACAATCGTAGCTGTGGCATCTAGTCAGATAGGCAGTTCTACACTAACATCAGCACCACAAGTGAGTGGTGCGGCAGTTACATTTACTGCTTCGGGCAACGCTACATCAGATGCACAGGCATTTGTGGCCGCGTTCAATGCCGCTGTACAAACATTGACCAACGTGGTAGCCAGCATTAATGCAAACAATCAGATTGTTATATCTCATACACAGGGTGGTGACATACGCTTTACTGATGGTACTAACACTCCGCTAAACAAGGCCTTTACCACAAGTGGCACTATCAGTATCAGCAATTTCTTTGCCGCTCCTGATTCAACAGGCAGCGACGGCAAGTATTTGGTATCAGCATGGGCCAATACACTGTCAATCTCTAGTAATACTCCTTGGGTAACAGTGAGCCCAACAGCACCTACATCAACTCCTGCCAACGGTACCCTATGGTATGACACAGTGATCACTGATTTAGACATCATGATCAATGATGGCACACGCTGGAGAGGCTACTGCTCAACTGCAGGAAAAGTTGTTGTCAACCAAGGTGTTGGCTATGCAAACAGTGCCACAACTACAGACATCAATGGTCCTATTATTTCTGCTACACAACCGACCACTAACTCATCAGGTGCAAGTTTACAGCACGGTGATTTATGGTTAAATTCAAGCAATACAGAAGCTTGGCCAACGCTGTACACATGGAATGCATTGACCAAAGTATGGGTACTGATTGTCAACAGCGATCATACCACACAAAATGGTATTGTATTCGCCGATGCTCGCTGGTATGACGACAGCACCAACTCGGCCAGCGCAAAAACAGGCGCAGCCAGTCCACAAACTATTGCAGGCGCCGCAACTGGCACACTGATTACTAGTGACTTTGTAGATTTTGACTGTCCTAATCCAGCACTGTATCCAAAAGGTATGTTGTTGTGGAACACACGTCGTTCAGGATTCAACGTTAAGAAGTATGTTACTAATTATGTTAATGTGGCCGCTCAAAACACAATCCTAAGTGGTTCTCCTTACATGACTTATTACTATCCAGATCGTTGGGTAACAGCAAGTCCTAATGATTATTTAGGTGTAGGACAGTTTGGCCGTAAGAGTCAACGTGCAGTGGTGGTAGCATCATTGAACGGATTGATCAACAGCAATCAAAACATGCGTAACGAAGACAGTCTCACTTACGATTTACTATGTTGCCCAGGATATATTGAAACAACCAGTTCTTTGGTTAATTTAAACACAGGACGCGGTCTACTATCATTTATCGTAGCAGATGCTCCGGCACGTTTGACACCAGATGCAACAAGCCTAAGTGCTTGGGGCAGTAACTCAAAGAATGCCACAGGTGACGGTGAAATTGGTCTGATTACAACTGACAGTAATACAGCAGTATATTATCCATGGGGTGAAACCACTGACTTGTACGGCAACAATATTGCTGTACCTCCAAGCCATATCATGCTACGCACAATCGCACTAAGCGACAACGTGAGTTATCCATGGTTTGCACCAGCAGGTGTACGTCGCGGTGGAGTTACCAATGCAAACTCAGTTGGTTACATTGTTGGACAAACAGGTGTGTTTATGCCAACATCACTAAACACAGGACAACGCGATACGCTGGCCAAAGTACAGGTTAATCCTATTACCTATATTGGTGGCACAGGTCTAGTTGTATATGGGCAGTTTACACGTTCGTTAGTTGCCAGTGCAGTGAATCGTATCAATGTGGCACGTTTGGTAATTTATCTACGCTACCAGTTGAATGCTATTGCTAAACCATATGTATTTGAACCAAACGATACAATTACACGTAACTCAATCAAACAACAAATTGAAAAATTAATGCTGAATCTCACAGGAGAACGAGCCTTGTACGATTACTTGATAGTATGCGATACAACTAACAATACTCCGAGCAGAATAGATGCTAATGAGTTACACGTTGATATAGCTATTGAGCCAGTCAAGGCAGTGGAATTTATTTACATTCCATTACGTTTAGAGAACACTGGCGCTATTGCTGGTTTAGGTAGCAAATAAAGGAGAAATTAAATGGCAATCGCGGCACTATCAAACTTCACAGTACCATTAGCTTCAGATCAAAGCGCGGCTTCACAGGGCATGTTGATGCCAAAGTTAAAATATAGATTTCGTATCATGTTTGAAAACTTTGGTGTAAGCACTCCTACAACTGAGCTGACAAAGCAAGTTGCAGAAGCATCTCGCCCACAGGTCAAATTTACTGATCAAGTTATTGAAATCTACAACAGCAAAATCCACTATGCAGGCAAGCCAAGCTGGGAACCAATTCCTATCAAACTACGTGATGATGTCACTGGTGCTGTTAGCAAGCTAGTAGGCGAACAAAATCAGAAACAGTTTGACTTCTTTGAACAAAGTTCAGCGGCGTCAGCTGGTGATTACAAGTTTACCATGCGTATTGAAATTCTAGACGGAGGCAACGGCAATGTTGCTCCGGGTGTACTAGAAACATGGTTATGTTATGGATGCTATGTTGAATCAACTAACTGGCAAGATTTAAAATATAGTGAACAAGGTCCAGCTATGATCGACTTATCAATACGTTTTGACAATGCGGTACAAACTGCGCCTGTTCCAGCTATCGGTAGTCCAACACCGGTAATGAACAATGTTAAAACTGGTCGCAACGTACTAGGTTCATAAAACTAAGCCTGCACTTGCAGGCTTTTTATTGACTATCCATTAACTACGCACTTTATACATAGAATAAATACTGTATGGCATTCACAAGTAATGATAAATTAAAGTCTGATGCATTTACCCATCTGCGAGATCAACGTCACGCGGCAGATCTGTTTAATGCTGATCAATTTAGACTCGCTCCCAAGTTTGGCTTTCAATTTCATGTGGCATTCGGAATCAATACAGGCGCTCTACAGAACACAGCTATAGTACAGCGATACGGTGCTGAGATCAACATGCTGGTCAAGAGTATAGCTTTACCAAACTATACAGTACAAACAGAAACGCTGAATCAATACAATAGAAAAAAGATAGTGCAGTACTATCACAAGCCCGGTGAGATTGAAGTCAAGTTTCATGATGATAATATGGGTTTGATAAATCAGTTGTGGCAAAACTACTACACTTACTATTATGCAGACCCAATGTCGGCAAAGGTGCCGGGAGCATATGCAAGAAATGCCATGCAGAGCTATGACTATATTCCTACCAGTTACGGCCTTGACAATGGCAGTACAGACCCATTCTTTAATTATATAAAAATCTATCAAATAGCTAGACACGAATACGTTGAATATATTTTAACTAATCCCATAATCACCAGTTGGAATCACAACAGAGTTGATTACGCTGACACAAAGACACGCGAATTTGACATGAAGATCATGTATGAAGCAGTAAGCTATAACATCGGAGCAGTTGATCCAAACAAAGATCCTGCCGGAGGTGTTGAAGGATTCGGAGAAGCTCATTATGATAAAGGTCCTAGTCCACTTCTGGGTATTAATCCTGATCCAACTGTGATAGATCCCAGTTTTGTACAAAGTTTAGATTTAGAAGGTGCTCGTGGATCCATACTGGCCAGTGTGATAAATCAGATAGCCGGCGCTCAGAATACACAACCATCTATCAATGATTCGGGTACAGCAGGATTGCTAACTCCGCCTACCGGCACAAACGTAGGAGGTTTATCGGGTATTTCATTTCCACAAAATAACACTGCAGGAAATGCGTCTACCACAGCCACAACATCAGGAATTACAGAATGATAACAGGTAATCTTCCTATCTCCCCACATGCAGGAGCAACTGATGTCAAAATGTTTTTTGACAATTATTTTACAACTCAGGTAAGTTTTCCCGCAGCCGAGATAGATGCCGCTATAGGTTTTTTTGCAAAAAGAGGGTTTGATGATAGCAGTGCCAGTTCAACTGCTATAATTTTACTTAATCAAGCTAGAGTAGAAAATGTTTCAGTGTTTAGCCTACTTGATAAATTGAAAGGACTAACTGACATTCAGTTGGGCCAGGTTATAGCACAGGTTCTAAATGCATATAGAGAAAAGACCAGTTTGTTGGGCTACAGAACTGCGGTAGTTACTGATACATTCGAAGCTCGTAACATACTGGTATAACATGGCCAAGTTTGCTCGCGGCAAGTTCAGTATGAAAAACCCAGAAAAGTATGTGGGCAACAAGATGCCAACCTACAGAAGCAGTTGGGAGTGGAGTTTTATGAACTTTTGCGACAACAACGACAGTGTGGTCAAATGGGCCAGTGAAGCTGTACAGATCCCCTATAGAGACCCCCTTACTGAACGCCAAACTGTTTATGTGCCTGATTTTTTTATACAGTACGTGGATAAAAATGGCCGCATGCTACTGGAACTGATTGAGATAAAACCTGCCAGTCAAACTATATTAGAGCGGGTGGGCAAGAACAAATTTAATCAAGCACAGTTTGTAAAGAATCAGGCCAAATGGGCTGCCGCCGGTGCTTGGTGCAAGCAACAGGGCTTGAAGTTTCGTATTCTCAATGAAAATGACATATTCAGTCACCGCTAGGTATAAGTAATACTATGACAAAGAAATTAGAAGAAGTGTTGAATCTTCCCGAAAGCAAGAAGATTGTCAAGGAAGAAGAAAAGAAACAGGCCAAAGCTGATCTAGCGCAACCGTTTCTTCGCGATATCAGTGAGTATGACAAGATATCGGCTGCACTGCCACAGGTCAAAGGCTTGGGTGATTTGGGTGATAGTGAGCTGGATGAACTGGCTCAAAAAGCCAAAGATGCCTACGAGGACATCATGGATTTGGGCATGAATGTAGAAGCTAGATACAGCGGTAGGTTATTTGAAGTTGCGGCCAGCATGCTGGGTCATGCTATTCAAGCCAAAACTGCCAAACTGGATAAAAAGCTAAAAATGATCGACTTGCAGATTAAGAAGCAAAAATTAGATCAAGATACTAATAATGACGACAGCGTTACAATACAAGGTGACGGCGTTATTATCACAGATCGCAACAGTTTGTTAGAGAAATTAAAGAATTTAAAATAAATATATGACTAGGATCATACTATGAAATCATTCAAACACTACTTGACAGAAAGTACAAAAACATACGAATTTAAAATAAAGATCGCCGGGGATCATACCAAAGATGCTGTGGCGCAGATCAAAGCTAGTCTAGCTGAATTCCATTGCGGCAAAGTATCTTCTGGTAAGACTACTCCGATCAGCGAGCGTCAATCAGATTTCCCCGAGCACAGAAATACAGAAATGACTGTGTATGATATTGAAACTAATTATCCAGCTACCAGCTTGCAAATACGTGATCGTATCTCAGTGGGTTTGGGAGTAACACACAATCACGTCAAAGTACACAGCATGTACGAAGAGCTTGAGAACGAAATTAATCATCAGCATGACAATCCTACAGGTGAAGCATTTATTGGTCGAGAACAAGATCCCAGCAACAACGGCAATATGGTCAATGACGAGTACAAATATAATCTATTAAAAGAATTGGGTAAAACCAAACATCAGGGTACACAGTTTAAAGGATACAATGATCAACTCCTAGCTGACAGTGTTCCAGGCCTTGCTCCAGAATATCGTAAAGAAAAACAATCCAAGCAAGATGGTAAACACTTGAGTACTATTGGCACAACGCAAAATAATATGCCTGCTATAGTTAAAGGAGCAAGATAATGAACTTAAAAGATCTAATAGCAAAAATGGATGCTATCGAGGAAGGTGTAGCTGAATGTGGCGCAATGCCCATGCCTGGCGCAATTATGTCAATAGGACCACAGGCACATCAAGGCCAACCAGATAATGTGTCAATGACTATCAATGTCAACGGTCAGGGCGAAGGCGGCCTTCGTAGCATTATGAATATCCTACGCGATATTGAAGCCGGCGAAGAGTCAGGTCACGATGAGCCAATTATGGGAACTGAAGAAGTTCTAAATGTGCAAGGCGATGAAAGTCCATTGTCTGTATCACCCGATGAAGAGATGGAAGAAGTCATCCATGACGATGAAGAAAGTTGGGGCAATTCTGCACACGGTGGTCACAAGCATCATACACACGGTGCAGAGGCTGTTACATTCAGCGGTGACGACATGAATAGCAAAGGCAAGATTAGCCCTGTATCACGTGCTCCTGGTACTAACTCATTACGTGAGCCAAGCCAATTTGATGAAGCATTGGTCAGTCGCTTGACAGCAATGTATCAAGAAATCAAAGAAGCATAAAAGATAAATTTAAGAAAAAGAAAAAAATTCGTCGCAGTTAGCACTCTGTTTCCAGTGCCAAATAGACCCCTAGGGGTCTATTTTTTTGATTAAATAAACATATGGCAAAATCACTCGACGGCGTCTTAACAAAAAAGGCGCATACCAAAGAAAAGTTTACAGAGGAGCAGGTACAGCACTTGCAGGCCTGTGCTGATCCTACCAATGGATACCTGCATTTTGCTAGGAATTTTTTCCATATACAGCATCCGGTCAAAGGCAAGGTAAAATTTGAACCTTACGATTATCAAGTAAGGTTATTGCAGGCCTATCATGATTATCGCTTTAACATTAATATGCTGCCGCGGCAGAGTGGCAAGACAACTTGTGCCGCAGGCTATCTATTATGGTTTGCTATGTTTCATCCAGATCAGACTATTCTGGTTGCCGCACACAAATACACAGGCTCACAGGAGATTATGCAACGTATTCGTTATGGATACGAATTATGCGATGACTACATACGTGCTGGGGTTGTCAATTACAACAAAGGGAGCATTGAATTTGAAAACGGATCTAGAATTGTTTCAGCTACTACTACTGGTAATACCGGTCGTGGTATGTCCATATCCTTACTATATTGCGATGAGTTTGCTTTCGTACAACCTAACATTGCTACAGAATTTTGGACTTCAATATCGCCGACACTAGCAACTGGTGGACGAGCAATTATCACAAGTACACCTAACTCAGATGAAGATGAATTTGCTATCATCTGGAAGGAAAGCCAGGACCTATTTGACGAGTTTGGCAATGCACGAGATGACGGCAAAGGTCGCAATGGATTTCACGGATTCCGGGCAGAGTGGTATGAACACCCAGATCGGGATGAGGAATGGAAACGTGTTGAGACCGGACGTATCGGCGAAGAACGTTTCCGTCGTGAGTACGGTTGTGAATTCATCGTGTATGATGAAACACTTATCAGTTCACTTAAACTTATTGATCTAGTGGGCAGAGATCCGCTATGGAAAATGGGGCAAGTGCGATGGTATAAGAAACCCGAACAGGATCGTGTATATCTTGTGGCATTGGATCCCAGTCTAGGCACAGGTGGCGACTACGGTGCCATTGAAGTGTTTGAAATGCCATCCATGATACAGATAGCAGAGTGGCAACACAACATTACTCCTATACAGCAACAGGTCAAAATATTTAGAGATGTGCTGAAATATATCGCAGACGAAATTGGTGAAAACAGTTATTCAAGTATCTACTGGAGTGTGGAAAATAACACTGTGGGTGAAAGCGCACTGGTGGTTATTGACAACTTGGGAGAAGAAACTTTTCCGGGAATATTTCTCAGCGAGCCGGCACGTAAAGGGCATGTGAAAAAATTCCGCAAAGGATTCAACACCACATTTGGTAACAAAATAGCCACTTGCGCTAAAACAAAATTCCTCGTTGAAGAGGAAAAAATGACCATAAACAGCAGACCCTTGATATCAGAACTCAAAACTTTCATAGCCGCAGGCACTACGTTCAAGGCCAAAGAAGGACAGCACGATGATCTAGTATCTGCCCTGCTTTTGGTAGTACGTATGAGTCAAGTGCTAGCAGAATGGGATCCTCAAGTGCTGGAACGTATTAGAGTTACCAGCGATTGGGCTGAAGATCCAGAATTTGAACCGCCTATGCCTATATTCGTATCTTCGGGTATGTGATAAATATAACATGAACAAGAATTTAAATAAAATTGCACAAGATCTGTATGGGAAGATTGAAACACGGTTTCCTAATATCAAGATCGGTGATGAAAATGCTGGTGTTTTGAGCAAAAAGACCGATATTCCCGATGCACGTTTTTTCGAATTTGAATACGAAGATGACGGAGAAAAGTTGGGAACTATTGCCATCACGCTGGATGCAGATGACGGAATCGTTATTCAAGTCAGCGGACAGTTGGCTGACAGCAAGCACTACGGAGCATTTAGATTTATCCGCAGTTTTAGACAATTTGCCAAAAATCGCTTGTTAAAATTCCATGTGCAAAATATCGGCAAAGATCATCTAGACAAACGTGATTACAATTTTCAAGCGAAACCTAAGGAAGAACCAGTTATGCTATCGCAACAACAACCCATGATGGAAAGTAAGATGTACGGTAACGCTCGCATGAGTTACCAGGATCTAGGCGAAGCACGCCTAGTGATCAAACACAGTCAACCGGTGAATCCAGAGATTGCCGCTGGCCGCACCATGCACATTGACAGCATCTATGTTGAAAACTCACAAGGTGAACGTTTCAAATATCCATTCAAACATCTCAGTGGTGCTCGTGCAATGGCTGAACATCTCAAACATGACGGAATTCCCTATGATGCAATCGGCAAACATATTACCAGTCTAAGCGAAGAACTGGCTCAACTACGCAAGTTCAAAGGCTATGTTACACGCAACTCCACACTGGCAGAAGCAATGAACGACATCACCCCACGGGTGCTGGAGCGCATTGAAGCAGTTAAAAAAGAAGTAGACATGTTACAACGTCCAGCATACTATGAAACATTTGCTGAATCATTTGAAGATCAAGAAGACCAAATGATACCAGAAGACATCATGAGTGATTGGATTGATCGACTAACAATACGCACATTCAACGAAGAATTAAAAACAGCATTTCCTTACATCTTCCGTTTAGTTGATGAAACATCTATCCCAACAAAAGAAGTAACGCCAGATGATTTGCTAGATGAAGCAGGCGCTGGCGCTATACAAGCCGCTGTTGCAATTGCCAAGAAGAAATCAGGCAAATATGACAAAGATGGCAAACGTTTGAAAGAAAGCCCAGAAGATCAATTTGAATCATTCCTTGACAGCATTATGACTGAAGCAGAAGATGACGGCCACAATAATCTTTTTAGTCCAGACATTGAGAAAAGGTCTCAAGCACTTGAACAACTAAAACAGCTGATGTCAAACGGAGAATTCAGTGCAGGCGACGGCGGAATGAATGCTATTGCTAGTATTAAAGGCATAATTGACAGCGAATATCTAAATGACGAGTTATCAAGTTTGAGCGGTGATGACGATGCAGGGACAGCAATCAAATTGTATCTTAAACATGTGGCAGATGAAAAAATTAGAGAGCCGTTATCACCCAAGGCTAAAGAGATTGCACAGGAAATTATAGCTGCCAAGTCACTGGATCAAACAGATGAGGGAGAGCCTCCGATAGGTGGAGAAGAAGTTCCTCCAATGCCGGACGCAGGTGCTATGCCTCCCCCAGCACCTATGCCTCCCCCAGAAGCAGGAGCTCCCCCCGTTGATATGGCAATGCCGCCGCCCGATGCAGGGTCTGTTCCCCCTGTACCAGGCGCAGTTCCGCCGGCACCTCCAATGGCTGAAAGTACTGCTATGTCTCGAGTCAAGGCCAAACTGATCAAAGCAATGGAGTGTGGAGCACAACCAGACGATGTATTAGACTTTGGCCATAGAACCATGACATTTGCAGAAGCCTGTACCACAGTTGGAATGAAACCAATGCAACAAAGTCATGACGAGCCGCTTAAAGAAATAATCAAATCGATCTCGGGATTCTTTAATCCCCAGAAACAGAATTTTACCATAGGCGGTACTCGTGCCAAAATCAAAGTTTTAAAAGATTTTAAGAACGGTACCTACAAAGGTGCCAAACCACACCACGTCAAGCAAGTGTTGATGATGATTGATAAATTGGATCCAAGCGGGCAACAGACCCAACCATCAATGGATCATGCTAGTCACGCAGAGCCTGGCAATCCTCAAGATGTGCATGTCACAATAGGCAAGGAACAGGCCATGGCTGAAACAACTACCTACGACGATTTGAAAAGAATTGTCAACTTAGTACATCATAGATAATTGAGTAAACTGCTCACATTTAGAGCATAATTCCTCTTGTAGAACTAAATAAAAGTGCGTATACTGTGTATATGCACTTTTTGTTTTACAGGTGTAAAACAAATATAGGCACAAAAAGCAATCAAAGGCTATTAATAGGAGAACAATTATGGCAACTTTAGCTGAAATACGAGCAAAACTTAAGGCATCAGAATCAAAAGGTTCTGGAGAACGTACAGGCGGAGATAATTCAATTTATCCGTTTTGGAATCTCAAAGAAGGCGGCGAATCTACTCTACGATTCCTACCAGACGGCAATTCAGACAACACTTTTTTCTGGGTTGAACGTGCAATGATCAAACTTCCCTTTGCAGGCATCAAAGGCGAATCTGAAAGCAAAAATATCACAGTACAAGTACCCTGCATGGAAATGTATGGCGACACTTGCCCAATCTTATCAGAAGTGCGTCCTTGGTTCAAGGATCCAGCATTGGAAGATATGGGTCGTAAATACTGGAAAAAGCGTAGTTATGTTTTCCAAGGTTTTGTTGTTGAAGACGGCCTTGCAGAAAAAGAAACCCCCGAAAATCCAATCCGTCGTTTCATTATCGGTCCTCAGATTTTCCAATCAATCCGTGCGGCATTGGTGGATCCAGAATTGGAAGACTTGCCAACTGACTTTGTACATGGTTTAGACTATCGCATGAAGAAAACTTCAAAAGGCGGTTATGCTGACTACTCAACATCAAGTTGGGCACGTCGTGAGCGTCCACTAAGCGACATCGAAAACGCCGCTGTCAAACAACATGGCTTGTATACCTTGTCAGACTTCTTGCCAAAGAAACCAGGCGAAGTTGAGTTGAAAGTTATGAAAGAAATGTTTGAAGCAAGTGTTGACGGCGAAGCATATGACTTGGAACGTTGGGGACAATACTTCAAGCCAGCAGGCATTGGTCAAAATACCGGTGATCCTGTTAGGTCAACTCCTAAAGCAAGTGCTCCGGTAGATAACGACATTGATCCGGATGACATTCCTGCACCAGTTGCAAAGTCAACACCAGCACCAGCCCCAAAAGCTGAAGCGGCAGCCAGCGGCGATCGTGCCCAAGACATCTTGGCAATGATTCGCAATCGTCAAAAGGCATAAAAACGGCTTGGGCCTCTGCAACCTAGTTGTACGCCCAGGTTATCTATTTAGGAGAAACACATGGCAACAGCAAAAACAGTAAAGTCTTTTGGTGACAAATTGACTAAGGTAAATGAATCATTTACAATTAATATGTATGATAATGGCTTCATGGTAGAAGCAGGTGGACGCAACAAGAAAGGCGATTATGTCAA